CCTCAAAAAGCTATTGACAAGATTGCTATATGGTGTTATAATACTCTATGTAGCAAAACAGAAAGATCTATATTATGAGAATGTTAACTGAAGCTGAATCGAATCAAATCAACAACACAGATTACACTGTAGATTGGTCTGATCAAATTGATACTGACGACACTTTGTCTGGGGCCCAATGGGACTATGAGCGCGAACTCGAGCATCGCTTTGAAGTACTCGTTGCTGGTCTCTGGGATTCTCGAGATGATTTGGGTGGTCTCACAGTATTCTTCAAAGAAGATAAACTCGTAGCGTTTTACGACTATGAGCAGTATGCTGGCACTGTATTTTGAAAGATCATATGAAGAATTGGACTATAGATTATATTCGAGATGGGCTGGCGCTGAGTACAGAAGTAACAGCAAACTCATTAACAGAAGCGTTCATAGCGTCATTCGATATGGAGAACGATCCCACAATAGAAGTTTTTGACGTCTATATGGCGGATAGAACTGAAAACACGGCGTAAAAACGCTAACAGAATCAATAGGTTAAAACGGTGTTTTTCGTAAAGCATGCTAAAAGGAGCAGTCCATGTGTCTATATACCCTAGCTTTCTATTATAACGTATTTCGTTATAGAAGTCAATACCCCATTACGCTGAAGGGTCTTTTTGAATATGCTTGACAGGTTGTCCAAAATGTGCTATAATTGAGGCATATTAAGAAACAAACAACAGGAGTAGATTATGACCGATTCAGCAGCCCCAATGATCCCAGATCACATTACCGTAGCAGACATGATTCGGGCATTGTCAGCATTGCCCTCGGATGCTCGCTTGGTTGTAACCCACTCGGGATACTACTGTTACGACGATTTCGCAGACATCTTCACCCCACGGCCTGTAGATTCCAATGGATCCACTTGTGCAGACGGTGACGCTATAGCGTATTCTATTGGTCATTCTCATCAGTCCTATTAACCACATAGGTTGACAGGGTATTCAAACGGTGTTATAATAAAGACATGAACAAAGGAACACAGATGATTAAAGAGTTAGCAATAGAGATAGCACAAGCTACGCTGTTCGTAGCAGTTGCATTCGGTCCGTTTTTCTACTACATTTTTGCAAAGGTTTAATATGAATCAGTATCAACGCGAGATGAACATGTACGGCATGACCACAGAACAGATCAAAGAGCAGTACATGGCTATCGGCCGCATGACGGGTCTCGAAATGATCGTAGCAGGGATCTTATCGGATGTGCAAGAGCTTACAGCATATCAGCATGCTGCAGATGTTAACAGCAAGGCTACAAAAGAACTTATTCGCAGACAGCTAAATATTGCTAAGTTTGTGTTATTTGAAATGATGGATCAGAGGGAAACAGTATGAGTAATATGAAGAATCTATACGCAGAGCTCGTAGAGTGCGTAGCAATGGGACTTAGTAACGAATCGATCGCTAAGATCACGGGTCTCCCCAAAGAGGCCGTAGCGGTTCTGGCACACGACATCGAGACCGAGCAGATGCAGAATGATCTGATCGAAGGCTACGGAGAATACTACGGCGCTTGAGACACGGACCCCCTAGGGGTTTCGCAAGGGGTACCCTAAATTATGAGACAGACAGGGTGCTTGCTAGATCAGGGGTATATGTGCCTAGCTCTTTAAATGCTTATTAATCCATTCTCGCTATGTCCCTCGCTATATCCTTTCTCTCAGTTCTATTCTCAAATTCTACTCTAAAAAAAATTTCCCCCAGAAAAATTTGCACCAGAAAACTCCGTCTAAAAAGTCCTTCTAAAACTCTACTCTATACTACACTATGACCTCAGTATTTCCCTCTATGCCTACATTACCTACTGTCAGGCGTCTTCCTCTAAACGCAATTACCCCTGTTGCGCCTATCCCTCCTATGATGACTATGGAAGAATACTTGAAAAAGCCAAACACAATCTTCTTCACTAAGAAACGACTACACGAAACCGTTAAGCGCTATGACACTAACAGAAGCGAAGATGTCATTGAGAAAATTTGGGATATTCCGTTCTCTGCAGATACGGAAGAAGCCGTTACTGAACTTACACAAAGATTACAACGAGTTATGACTTTACAGAAGATCTATAAACAATGGGAGATTGACTTTAATAATTTCAATATTAGAGCTATCGAACAAACTACACAAGCGGATTATACACGATCATGAAATTTAACGATATCATTCAATGGATAGGTGCAGTATTCATTATCATTGGACATATCTGTAATGCTATTGGACCTGATGCTTATCCCTATAACATTGTTGCTTTTACTCTAGGTACTGTTATGTTCTTAACATGGACTATACGTGTTGTGAATAAACCTCAGATGGCGGTAAATATTGTAGCAATCGTTACTTGTTTAATCGGTTTAGTTAATGCTTGGAGATAATATGAACGAATCAGAGGTAAAACGAGAGATTGAGTTTATGCTCAATAATCGTATACAACAGAAATATCAATGGATGGAGAAAGAGTTCTCGCAATGGGTGTACTTTGATAATGCTGATGGGAAGATTATCGGTGCTGTTTATAAGATCGGGACTTCTACAGGTATCTGGGGTGGTCGTGTATACTTGGAGAACAACATGGAAAAACAACTTGGTCAGTTCATCGATTCCGATTGGGCCCGTAAGGGTGTAGAGCGTTATTGGGAAATCGATGGACGTACCCTACTGGAATAATTGATGAATGATATTTGACCTTATTATAAAACTATTGGGAACTGCGTTTATGACAGCAGTGTTATCCTTTTGGGGATTGATACTGGTTGTTATTGTATATTGGATTGTATATTGGATACTTAAACTTTTAAGTTAAATATTATGAACGATTTAAAATTTACCACCGCAGGTGATTATATGAATACTGAAAGAATTAGAGACCTTGTTAGAGAATCTCGACTTGATGTTTATGGTCTGGGTAAAGATCGAGATAAATGGGAATATACCGTAGAAAAATTCGCCGAGATGATTGTTAGGGAATGTGCCGATATTGCTGATACTGCGGAACCCTATAAATCTTCTGACCTAATTAAAAAGCATTTTGGAGTTGAATGATGAACGAAAAAATTAAACAATACGCTGAACTGTCGAAAGCGTATAAGACAATCCTGGTCGACGGGCAGATGCAATCTGTTCTTCTAATCGATCCGGAGAAGTTCGCTGGGATGATAATCGACGATGTATGTGACGATATGTTATCTCTGGAACCTATGTATCCGGCGAACATCGTTGCTTTGAAGATTCGACAAAAGTATAATGTCGGAGCGAAGGAGAACCTTGGATCGCTAGATCAATACGATGATCCGGCTTGGCAGGGTAAGCAATGACCGTTCGATATAGAACTAATTGGATGGGTCCGATTAATATGGATTGGATTCGAAAGAACGGCGCAGGTTGGTCCGCCGGACGTATCGATTGCCGAGGCACCGGACTTGATCCGATGTACGGTGACGAGATCGGCCTTAGACCAATGCGAACCGAAGACTGGAATCGTCTCGGTAACTGGTTGAATGGCTTTAAGTCAGAGACTATGTTGTCTCTGGAAGAGCTTGTGGATGAGTATGAAAAGACTAATCCTAAGATTGTTTGGTTTAACTATGATGGAGAAAATTAAAATGTTTGATAAATTTATTATTTGGTGCGGTACCTATAAAAAGCCTATCGGTTATTTTGTAGGTTGTTTTAATATTATGGCAGCTGCTATTTTATATTCCCGCGGTATGGAGATGACGCCTACTGTCTGGATTTCTTTGATTCTTGGAGCATTTATATTGGTAGATGCTTCTAGAAGTTGATGTGGATTTCGGCCGTTAGAAAAACCGGGAAATAGGAAAAATATGAGTATCTTTAGGCATATGTATTATGCGATTCGTTATGGAACCTGGGAATGTGGGTTTGATAATTATACTATGAAATATCGCTTTGGATTCAAACATAGTTACTACGATGGAGACTGGATGACGTTCTGGTTCTTTAAATTTTATGTCACGGTGAACTACTGATGATTAACCATACGATGCAAATGCACAATATACTTAAATGCTTTGAAACAACTACAACCTCCGGTCAAGTAGTAAGAGTCTACGCCAAAGATGTGTTTGATGCCCATCAGAAACTTAAAGAACTGCATGGACCTAGGAATGTTCCATTTATACCGAAGATGGTACCTTCCTGAAATAATATATAATTACCACTTATGAATAGGAGTCGTTATGTCATCAGAAGAACAAAAATTTGCACATTCCAAACGTATTCACCAAAAGGACACTTCCGTAAAGAAACAAGTCCATATTGCAAAAGAATACGGCATACCCGTTGATACTCCTCACAAATTTGCAAAGCATCATGCTGTTAATTGCGGTAATCCAAAATGTATCATGTGTTCAAATCCGCGCAAAACATTCAAAGAACTAACTGCTCAAGAGAAAAGAATGTTTCAGCCAAAACTACAGGATGAATTTACGCATAAAACGGATATCTAATATTTGACACAAAACGAATAAGGTGTTATAATAAGATATGGATAACAATACTCAATCCACAAAAGAACTACTTGAGGAAATCCATCACATTCTAACTAAGGACAGAATCCTAATTAGAAAAGAATGGGAGTGTAGATTTTTAGATCGAGTCGAAATCTCGAAGTTAATACCTAAGATAGAAGAACATATTGACCAACTTAATTCCAAGGAACTATAATGGAAAACGACTACGAAGAAAGCGAAGGATTTGATATTAATTACGATAACGTAATTGAGTGCAAGGAATGTCTTGGAGTTACCAGATTACTGGCAGCCGATTTAAAGGCAAATCCATATACAACCGTTGGTCAGTTTCTTAAGAATATATCAAATGCTGATCTTAAGATTCTAAATGATATTGTAGAAAATCATTCCGGAATCGAGGGTGACGATGAAGTAACTGACCCTGCTCTTGCAGATGTCGTTTTAATTGCTGAAATGCTTGGTCGTGCGGAAGATATTGTTTCTGAGAACGATGAAGATTTAATGCATAGAGTTAATCAATTCATGGTAATGATTACTTGTGAGAATCTTGGTCGTAAAGGATTGGTTAAAGTATACCATGATAATATGTCATTTGGTGATGATGCCGGACATAGGGTTGTAGTAAAGAAAATTGATGGAATAGATTATGAGGATTAACATTGTATCCGATATTCATTTAGAATTCGGACCGATTGAAATTAAAAACACAGAAGGGGCAGATGTCCTTATTCTGTCTGGAGACATTTGTGTTGCAGCTGACGTATTACATAAAGATAATTTAAATAATAAGTCTAGAAAAATACACGACTTCTTTGAAATGTGTTCTAAAGAATTTAAAAATGTGATTTACATCGTAGGTAATCATGAGCATTATAACGGGGACTTTCAACGAACAATTCCGCATCTAAAACAATTCTTGGGTCATTTAGATAATCTTCATATTCTAGATAAAGAGATTGTTACTATCGATGATGTTACATTCATCGGTGGAACATTGTGGACTGATATGAATAAGGAAGATGGAATAACATTATATCATATGAGCAGTATGATGAACGACTTTATTAAAGTCTCTAATGGTAAAATTCAAAACGGAATACAAGCCGAGGATGATAAACCGTATTATCGTATTAAAAGATTAACACCTGAAGATGTAGTAGTTGACCATAAATCAATGCTCGAATATATTCGTATAATCGTTGAAGGTAAGCAGGATCAAAAATTTGTAGTTGTTGGGCATCATGCTCCGAGTAAATTATCTACAAAACCAAAATATCAAGATGATTATATTATGAATGGTGGATATTCATCTGATTTATCTGAGTTTATTTTAGATTATCCACAAATCAAATTGTGGACACATGGACATACGCATGACACATTTGATTATATGATTGGTGGTACTAGAGTAGTTTGTAATCCACGGGGTTATATTAAATATGAGCAAAGAGCTGATGAGTTTGATCCCAATATTATTTTTGAAGTATGACCAGATATATTGAAGAAAATCTTTATAAGTCAATTATAGAAAACGTAATTGTGTTATGTACAGACATTCTTGTTAAATATAAAGATAAGTATGTATTGTTGAGGCGGGCAGAAGAACCTATGAAAAATGTTCTTTGGCCAATCGGAGGACGTATTAACCAAGGCGAAACCGCAATCGAATCAGCAATTAGAAAGTTGAAAGAAGAATTGGGTATAATAAATTTTAAACCATTGAAACCATTAGGGTATTATGAAGATCATTATACTGCTAATTCATTTAATGCCAATACAAATTATTATACCCTTAGTATTGTTTTTGAAACGGAAATAGAATCTATAGATAATTTAATTGTTGATTATACCAGTATTGAATTTGAATTACAAGATAAAATCCCCGAGCAATTTATTATTAAACCTTTTATAGGAATTGAAAAATGAGTAAAGTTGAACAATATTCCCGCCCATGGGTAACATTTAATCCAGGCGATAAAACACACCGTGAGATTTTCCATACCGCATTAAAACATAATACTTGGGGAAAATCTCCTGTTCGTTTTTGGTTAGAAGGCGAAACATCTAGTTTAATGGATCAGTGTACTAATAAAATGGCTAGATATTATATGGAACAAGAATTCGGCAAAATTAAAGATAAACTAATTGTTGACGAAATTAATGTTATTAATCAATATCGATATGTTACTACAGCATAATGCCCTTACGGTTGACACGGGTACTAAAAGATGTTATAATATAGCATGAACAGGAACAATATGATGGATACTACAAAATATACAGGCCAATGGTACAAGTCTGCTTCAGACTCAGACCGTGAAGTTTTCAAATCTTGGTTACGAAGCCATTTAGTAATAGGTGAGATGAAAATCAAATTTATTAAAAAAGATGAGACTTTGCGAGATATGCGTTGCACATTGGGTGCAGGATATTTGCCCGTAACTGAAGAAAAAGAAATTAAACGAAAAGAAAATACTGAAGTACTTGCAGTATGGGATCTAGATAAAAGTGCATGGCGCGCTGTTCGATATGACTCAATCAAAGAAATCCACATCGACATTTAAAGAAGAAAAATTGTTGCAGGCAGAACAAAAAAAGTTTATTCCTGATCCTTTGCTACATAAGCAAAACACCAAAGTTTTTAATAAAATAGTAATACCAGTAATTAAGGCAAAATAATGGCACGAGTTTCACTTGACGCAGAACCTAGTATCGCTGTACTATCTCCAGAAGAGAATACATATAATGTTCAATTGATGAGAATCATGAACTGGTATTCTGCTGAGAAAGCAAAATCAGATGCTCGCAAGTATATGCGAGATTATGTTAAAGCTAAAATGCCAAGTGAATTAAACACATTTGACCAAGTAAAAGATGTTAACATCGTAAATACATATGGTTGGATTTCCCGTATCATTATGCGCAATGGTAAAATTTCAGATAAGCATGCAAACAAACTAACAGGATATCTAAAAGATACTTTGGCGTCTACTGTTTATATTCCAGAACCAGTACAGCAAAAGGTTGTTGTATCTGCACCAAAGCCTTCAATCCAAGATGCAATGAAAGAAAAGATTTCAGAATATCTAGGTGAGCTTGAAGGATCGTTTGATTCTGTAGTTAAGAATAAAGAAGACTTTTCGTTGTATAAAAATATGCAAGCGAATCAGATTCCTAAACCCTATGTTACTGATATTCAAGAATGGTCTAAGAATAAACTTCGAGAATATATTCGAGTATATGAAGGCAAAGATTCTCAATTGGTAGAAGGTTATTCTAATATCACAAAACGAGAATTAAAAAGTATTGTAAAAATGCTTGCACAATTTATTGAAGACTGTGATAAATATTCAGAGTTTAAGAAAGCAAATCGTAAACCTAGAATTATTAAGGCAAAGCCTGCGAGTGTTCAAGTTAAGAATCTTAAGTATAAAAAGGAAGATGCTGAGCTTGGTATTACTTCGGTTGATCCTGCAGAAATTATTGGTGCTCAACAAGTGTGGGTGTTTAACAGTAAAACTCGTAAGTTGGCTCTGTATAAAACAGATTCGGCAATGGGTATAGTTGTTAAAGGTTCTAGCTTTCAAAACTACGATCCAGAAATGGGTTGTCAAAAGACTTTGCGTAAACCCGCAGATCAGCTTAAAGATTTAATGGGTGCTACAAAAGTACAATTAAGAAAATATATGGATAGTGTAAGTTCTAAAGCATCTCCTGCAAATGGTCGAATGAATGTTGATACACTAATCCTTAGAGTTATTAAATAAGGTTTCAGATGGCGCTAAAATTATCATTTTGCCAATTAATTAAAATTGTTCTATCGCAGATTGGCGGTAGCCCGTTACAACAAGTTTACTCCCAGTTGTCCCAGGGATTGCAGCAAATTACACGGGGTGGAATTATCCCTAGTGAATTTGCACAATTAAAAACATTCGTAGATCAAGTTACTACTGCGTTGAATGGTGTTGCGGGTGACATTAATGCTATGCAACAATTGACGCAACAATTTTTCTATAATCCTGTGGGTACAGTAACTACTGAATCGATTTCTTTAATTAATTCTAGATTAGGACAAATAACTGAAGATCTCGGTGCCGGTCCAGTACCAATTGCAGGTTTCGCGACAGAATATGCAAAGCTGGTTTCAATGCAAACAGATCTTACAGCATTTTTATCCCACACTAATATTTTATCGGGGGTAACTCCCCCTTCTTTAACTTCTGGGTTCGGGGGATGTACCTTGGCTGATTTATTGGGAAACGGGTGTAGTCCTTCCGCAGATGTTCCTGACGTAGATCTTCAGACATTGGTCGATGGATTTAAATCTGGAGCTGTATTGAATCAACTTAAAAACAATTTAACAACTTTAGTTGCAACTCAAACAGGATTTGCTGGATATCTAACAGCTATTAATACTTTACAGTCAAGTGTTCAATCATTTAATACTACAGTAACATCAAAATTAAATAAGATAATTATTAAAAAAGCAGTTGAAACTTATATTACTAATTTAGCAGTTAATTTATTATCTGGGTGTAGTAGTCCAATAATTAATGCTACAATTAGACCAGAAGCCGCCGCCGCAATAACACCTTTTGTGGAATACCAACAAAAGATTTTAGCTGGCTCATTAAACGCAGACGGGTCAACTCCTGGCGCATCCGATACCGCATTAGCAATTTAAAAAGAAAGATATATTATGATCGTTGTTGATTACAGCCAAACGGCAATTTCAAACTTGATGGCAGAAATTGGTGGTAGAAAAGATATTGAGGTTCAGGTTCCGCTTTTGCGTCACATGATTTTAAATTCAATTCGCGGATACAAACAAAAATTCGGTAAAGAATACGGACAGCTTGTTCTTGCTATTGATAATCGTAATTATTGGAGGAGACAAGAATTCCAATACTACAAAGCCGGCCGCAAAAAAGCACGCGAGGATTCTGGTCTAGATTGGAAAACAATCTTTGAAGCCCTTGATCTTATTCGTACTGAGATTGATAAATTCTTTCCATATAAAGTAGTTAATGTCGACGGCGCAGAAGCAGATGACGTTATTGCAGTATTGGCAGAGTGGTCTCAGACTAATGATTTTGCAGAAGGCGGAGTATTTAGCGATGATCCAAAACCATTCTTAATTGTATCAGGTGATCATGATTTTATTCAATTGCAAAAGTATAAGAATGTGAAGCAGTTTTCTCCCACTCAAAAGAAATTTGTTAAACCCGAGATGTCTGCCAAGCAATATATTTTTGAGCATACAATCAAAGGCGACAAGGGCGACGGTATTCCTAATGTATTATCAGCGGATGATAGTATTGTTGCAGGAGAGAGACAGAAACCCATTACTACTAAGAAATTAGAAGCATGGTATAAAGATAAAACATCTATGCCAAATGATGCAGATTTTATTCGCAACTTTGAACGTAATCAGAAATTGGTTGATTTTAATTTCATTCCAGATAACATTAAAACTTCTATTATAAATAATTACGCAGGTCAACCTGATAAAAATAAGAGTATGCTTTTGAACTTTTTCATTGAGCATAAAATGAAAAACATGCTAGAATTGATTGAGGAATTTTAATGAAAACATCTATCCCACAAATCTTTGAAGAGGTTGAAAAGGCCCCTAACAAGGAAACTCGCGTAAAAGTTTTACGTGCATATAATCATCCAGTACTCCGGGGCATCTTGCAGATTAATTTTAATCCAGATGTTAAACTCGCATTACCCGAAGGTGTACCACCATATAAACGAGATGAGAAAATTCCGGCAGGATATTCTGAAACTAATCTATTCTCAGAATTCCGTCGTATGTATATTTGGCTAGATCCAAATATTAATCTTACTAAGATCAAAAAAGAGCAATTGTTTATTCAACTGCTTGAAGGCATTCATTGGACAGAAGCGGATATTTTGTGTTTGGCAAAAGATAAAAAGTTGCAAACAAAATACAAAACTCTAAAAGAAGATATTGTGCGTGAAGCATTTCCAGATGCCCTTCCTCCACCGAAACCAAAGGAAGAAGTAAAAAAGGAACCCACAGCAAAAAAAGAGAAAGTCTCTTTGAAAGGTTGACTCGGTTCTTCAAACGAGACGTACCCGAACCGGTTAAAAGTGAATGGTCATATTATGGTGAAATACCGGATGATCCAAAACACGACCCTAGAATTATGAATACCCACCAATACAGAGCATTTGACAAACGTTAAAAAAGATGTTATAATATAGTATGGGAGATTTGATATGACAATGCACATCGTTGGACCTTGGTTATCTACAAATGGTAAGAAAAAGGGTAAGGTTAAATTCAAAAACGCAGAAGAGGCACGCAATGCTAGAGCTCTTGCACAAGAGTGGTCTTCTATGAAGAAAAAATGGGGAGTAGAAATTGAAGAGTCTAAGCGTAACCGCGCTATGGCAGCTGAGGTTTATTCTCCTCCAGTAACATCCAATCCTCGCGGTGTTACAAATAATATCAAAAGTTTAAATTCAAAAACAACCGGCGCGGTTTCTAGTAAACCTTCGCCCGTCTATACAGGCACAAAGGTGCTAGGTATAGGTACAATGCACAAGTCAAATGCCGTTCCTATCTTTAGTGATGACGAGGCAAAAGAAATTTCTACAATGAGGCGTTAATAATAAAAATGAGTGAAGCATATATTAAAACCCCGCGCGCGTGGGGATACTATCATGTTCTACATGAACACGGTAAAGATGTTAAAGTTAAAGAACTTACTGTTGATTCAGGCAAATGTTTAAGTATGCAACGACATAAAGATCGTGCAGAGCATTGGTTTGTCGCAGAAGGCACAGCTACAGTTTATGCGTTAAATTGTAGTACAGATGTTGAGCTAAAGGGAGTCTATACTAAATTTGATAGTCTCCATATTAGCAAAACAGAGTGGCATCAGCTTTGCAATGAAACTGATGACCCATTGAAGATTATCGAAATCCAGTATGGCGATAATTGTATTGAAGATGATATTGAAAGGAAATAAATTATGGCAGGTATCCCATCCAACCCGGCAGATCGTAAAGCAATTTTAGAATGCATGAAAGAAATCTCAAATAGTATGGCTCGCATGGACGGTGAGCGCGAATTCGTTCGTGAAGCTATTAAAGATATTTGTGAGAAACAAGAACTTAGCAAAAAGACTTTCCGTCGTATGGCTAAGGTATATCACAAACAAAATTTCAGCAAAGAAATTGAAGAGCACGAAGAGTTTGAAACAATGTACGAAACAATTACAAACTCAACAACAATGAATAGTAAAACAGCATGATCCGATATATCCTTGAAGCAACTTGGCGAGATAAAATTGGTCGCAATAAAAAGCAATCAATAATTGGCGTCTACGCCAAATTAGAAGACATTGAAGATGCTAAGCAAAAAGTTTCAAGCGAACCGCATAAGTATAAGAGTGTTACATTTAACGTACAATCCGAGGAGCATCCATTTTTTGCTTAATTTTTAAGCATAATACCCGTATGCTTGACAAGGATACTATTTTCTGTTATAATTAAGACAAGAACTTAAGGAAACTGTTAATGACTATATTATCTACTATTTTTGACTCTTTGGCCGCTGACAATTCTCGCCTGGCTAAAGAAGCAATCTTAACTGCAAATAAAAATAATAAAGATTTACAACGAGCAATCAAACTTGCTCTGGATCCACTTATCAGTTTTTACATTCGTAAAATTCCAGAATATAAAGCAACGGGCAATGCAAAATTGTCGGATGCAATGAATACTCTTGAGAATGAATTTGCTACACGCAATTTCACTGGTAATGCCGCAATTGAACTTTTAACTAGTATTTTGGAATCTTTAAATGAAGCAGATGCCAGTGTTATTGAAAAAATTATCAAGAAAGACCTTCGATGCGGGGTTTCAGAAGCAACAGCTAATAAAATCTGGCCTGGGCTTGTCTCGACCTATCCGGTTATGTTGGCTTCTGGATTCGACCAAAAGCTTGTCGACAAAATTAAATTCCCGGCATACTGTCAGTTAAAATTAGATGGAATGCGTTTTAACGCAATTGTAAAAAATGGAACTGTTGAATATCGTAGCCGCAACGGCAAAGAACTTACTATTCCAAGTAAGTTGTTTAGTGACGCATTTCTCAAGCTTACTAGTTATTATGATACCGCTATTGTTTTTGATGGCGAATTACTAGTAGTAGATCATGCAGGTAAACCGCTTGATCGCAAAACAGGCAATGGTATCCTTAGCAAAGCTG